CTCCCGCAAGGTCAAATAAGTCCTTACGGGCTAGTGGCATACTAAGCGATCTCTGGATACCGAGGAAGATCAATGTCGTGAAGACCATTGCTTCAAACGGAAAACAGAGCGCTGAACCCATAGACGCAAACTTCGCAAGGCGAATTACTTCGCCATTGGGAAGTTCAGCCCTGCGAGATCTTGTTGCATCAACAGCCTCTGACAAATGAGGCCAGCGAGACAACATTGCTCGTATGAGCTGGTTGGAGACTCTATCGGAAGCGTCACTCAAATCGAGTGTCGCAGTTCGGTTATCAATCGAACCGCGACGAGCCAACTCCTGGTTAGGGAGTTGGTCGTCAAAACCGATACACCTCGACAACAAGTCATCGTTGTTGAGATGCAAGAGCAAGCGACGAAGCACAGCCTGTTGCATATATTGCATACAGGTAGGCTCCATAGCAATTACTCTAGGAGTCTTCAGCGTCTTAGGGACGAGGGTGACCTTTACAGGCACCTCCGCCTCAGGTTCGAGGAAGTCAACTCCGCCCAACTGGTCGTAAAAACGCCAATTGGGGAGGAGATTCTCTCCGGCCGCGAGGCCGGATTTCTCGAGACGTTTGGTCCAGACCGTTTGATTGAACTTCTGGTTTCCCAGAAGTTTGTCAGCGGTGGATCCTGGACCATGTTTAGGCACGTAGTTCCCAGAGTAGATATCTCTATCTACCTTGGTAAACATACTGCCGAACAACACGTTCGACATACTGACGAACTCAAGAAGATCGCTCTCCTTGAGTTCTTTATCGAACGAACGGACTTCCTGCTCACACTTGACATAGTTCACAACGGCTTCTAACTCACGTGCTGGAGAGCACCTGAGTTCCATCTTACCGAACATCAACGTAAGTTGGCGTAGGGCGATGATAGAATCCGTACATGGCTCGTCAAGTAGCAAGCCACTATCACAGTCGAACACACGGCTGAAGAAACCTCCGAGAAATCGGGGGAGACTTCTCCCACGTTCAGTCAAGAACGAGGGATGGTTAGCCACATAGCCTTGGTCAATCCATTTTTGGATAGACTTTCCAAGGCTAGGTAGGGTTATCGTTAAAAACGATAACCCCTCATGTTCGACACGAGCCGCGACGGTATTAATGTCGCGGCTGGCGCTAGTGCAGCATAGATTAGCAGATTCCTCTGCTAATCGGGACCAGAGTGACATCAGGCTTTTCATCGACCCTCCTTTACTTGGAGGTAACCGATCCATAGCCTATGTTACCGGCTTAGTACCGGAGGTGGCGGGAAGCCACCGAAGGCACTAAACCACGGGAGTGGGATAATCCCAGCCATCACCGCTAAAACGGGATGAGCCCAGATAGCGTTTCGCTTACTCTGGACAAATCAGTTCCAGACAGTGATTCGATGATACGATTGGCAACGCCGAAAAGAGCGAAGATCATTGCTAGCGTTTTATAGCTAACTCTGACCGTCACTTCTATTTCATTGTTGCTAATCTCATCGCGGCGATGACGTCGATTTATATTCTCGACGTCACCCTCGCTACGACTCACCACCAATTAGCTTGGAGATGACCGCGTCCGAAGATGCAGTAAACAGGGTTTTAAATCCTGAATATACCTGCATAACTTCCGCATTCGTGTACCCGGCAGGCGGAACGTCAACGACCAAATAAATGGCCGTATTGACTTTCACGTTCTGCGTGGGCACAAACGGATCGGAAGTAACCTTCGCGTGGTCGAACCTCAGGAGGTGTCGCGTCCTTCCCTGTTTAATCAGGTTATGGTTAAGCGACAATCTCCAAAGGCCATCAGCACTCGAATACACGGCCTCGCTCCCTTCCGAAAAAGTTCTCGGAAGTGATTGAGGTACGGCATTGATTGTGATGGTCTGAGGATCGGCAAGTGCCATAGGCATCACTCCTAGGGCCCAG